GCGAGGGCGGTTCTTTGGCCGGTGCGGTCAATGCGCTGTCTGCCATCGCTGCCTCCCTTCGCCGTCTCGCTAAGTCCTGGTTGACCCGTTCGTCCTTCCGCCGCATGCGCTGCTGAATCACCCGCATATCGACGAACCGCCGGCCCATCTAGCCGCGCAGAATCGTCGTCACGCCGTTGATCCGCGTCCACAACACGATGAGTTTTTTGGTATCCTGACGCATAGCTCTTTCGTCCATATCTTGTTGACGTGACAAGGTTTACACCTCATCCATTATGAGACTCACCACGGAGATGGCACGGCGAGCAGCCAGCCCCAGCCGTAGTGTTATTTCGCCTTCCGCCGCACGCCGACCCGCACGTCACCAAACGCAGACGGGCACGGCACAGCGCCGCCGCAGTGTCTACAGACGCCCGCCGCGACACGCGCCTGGTTGACCTTCTGCAGTTGCGTCGGCGGGCGCCCGCCCTTTTTGCCGTTCTCGCGCACCGCGTCCGCCTTCTTTGCCGATTTCACCCGGCCACCGCGGCGGCCGAGGATCCCCATCGCGAGCGAAATAATCAGGCGTTCTTGGGCGGCGTTCGGGGCGGACATGCGAGGCTAGTGTGCGATTCCTGTTTAGGTTCTGTCAAGTGGGGGCGTATCTTGGGGTATGCGCGAGGCCCTGTTACTAGACCTAGTGCTCGCCGCGATCGACGCGGGCGTCATTTCCTGCGAGGCCGATCTCGCGCGCCTCTACACCTGGTTGTGCGTGCGGACTAGCCGCGGGCGATCAGCAACGAGAGCATCCAGAACGCCAGGCCGGCGGCCGTCAGATTCAGCCGCGACGGGATCCCGATCGCCGCGAACACGAAACAAAAGAACGCGATCAGGTGCAGCAGGATAACGAGCGTGATCATGGCCTCTCCTATTCTGACGGGCCGAACCGTTCCGCGTATTCCTCCGCGCTAATCACCTCGATCGGCTGCCCCGTGTAGCGGCTGCTAATCACCCAGTCCGTCTCGTGGAGCTCGAACACGCCGTCGGCCGTGATCACATGCGGCCGGCTATCCGCATAGAACGGATCGAGGCTCTCCGTGATCGTGCCGATGGGGAGCGGTTGCCCCGCGAGATATTGCTCCGCGTAGACTTTCAGCGGGCGCTCGGTATGTTGCGTCTGGTTGCCTTGCGGGGGAAAGGGGGCCGCCATGCTATTGCACCTCGATGATCGTGGTCACGCTGAGATAGAACGCGCCGGCCACAAAGGCGGAGAAGTCCATGCGCGTCACCGCACACGACGCGCTCCCCGCCGCATTGACGCCAAACACGCCCGACGCCCAGGCGCCCGCGGCGAGGATCTGGACGATCGTTTTACTGATCGCGCCCGCCACGGCGCCCCCCGGCAGCGTCAGCCCGATCTGCGTCGGGGCCCCGACGACCGTGGCGTTATCGATCCCCAGATTCCAGATCAGCGTCTTCCCGATTCGGGCATAGCGATTGCGGTTCACCTGGCCCGCGGTGATCGTGAGCCCCGTATAGTGCGCCGCGTTGAACGGTTCCGCCAGCCACACCCCGTAGGGCGCGATCGCGGCATCCGTGGGATCGAGGATGACCGTCTTGATCGCCGCTTTATTCCAGATCGAGCCGACGAGGTTTGATCCGTCATCGTCAACGAGGGCGTTCCACGGGCCGCGATCAATCGCCATATTAGCTGTCTGCCTTTCGGATCAACATCTGCAACACGGATTCGAGCGACGTGTGCGCCGTGCCGGCCGTAACTGTGAACTTCGGCGCGAGCCCGGTGATCCCCAACTCCGTGATCGTGACGTCCTGGATCGTCAGCGTCTCGTGGATCGCGGGCGTCGTGAGGTTGATGGTCACCGGCTTCCCGCTTTTCGTTTTGAGATCTCGAGACGCATAGGCGACCGTGACGAGCGGCCGGCTATACAGCTTGAGCTGCGCCTCGCACACCTGAATCAACGACGCTTCGGTGCGCCGCTCATCGCTCCAAATGTGCTCATACACGCCGTCACCCTGCCCGTCGAGCGCCGCCATGTAGGCTTGCGCGGCGAGATCGTCGCGTTGCACCCACACGTGGATCGGGGCGTTCCTGATGATCGCTTCAAGGATCCCGGTCACGCCGACAAGGGCTGGCGCCGCGGTCACCGTCGAGTTGTAGCTAATGCTGGCGAGGATCGCCCCGGGGCCGCTCGCCGGGATGCCCGTGAGCGCCGCCGCGGACTTGCCACTATAGCGAATCACCTGTTCGCCGTTCCCCACCACGGCCCAGCCGCCGCTCGTGGCGAACGGCGCCGGATTCGCGATAATCAGACTGGTCGATCCGGCGGGCACTTGGCCGGCCGGCTGCACGAGGCCCGAGGTATCGGTCACGGGCGCCGCTTGGCCGAGACTGGCATCACTCGCGACATCGAGATAGGTGGTCACGCTCGTGCCGAGCCCCGTGACCAGCTTGAGCGCCCCCAGCCCGGCGGCCGTGCGGTAGAGAAAGCGATCCGTCACCGTCGCCCCGGCGGTCGGCAGCGACACCAGCACCCGATTCGCCGTGGCCGTGTTCGTCGTCGGGAGCACCGCGCCGAGGGCGGCATTCGCGGCCGTGTCGGTGTAGGTCGTCGCGGTGTTATTCGCGATCGTGGTGACGAGCTTGTAACTCCCGCCTTCGCTGCGATAGATCCGCCGCGCCGTGACATTCGCCGGGCCGATTAGGATCCCGGTGAGCGGCACCGTCTGATAGTTCGTCCCTGGCACCAGGGCGGTATTCGTGCTCGACGGCGGAATCGCCTCCAGGACTTCTTGCCCATCGGCCCACTGCGTCAACGACGGCGGCACCACATAGGATCCCTGAAACGCGCCGTTCCGGTATTGATAGATCCGCTTCCCCGTGACCGCCGGATCGGCGGACACTTGCGATCCGGTCAACACGATCCCCCGCACATACGGCGCCCCGTAGACCGTATCAATGACCGCCGTCACGGGATTCGACAGCGCCGTGGCCGTCGTGACCCCGGCGGCCGTCACGAACGCATAGCGGAACGTCATCACACTACCCGCCGGATAATCCAGGTGTGCCGATAACCCATCGGTGCCGTTTTGCCCATGCATGGCGGCTGTCGGATCCGGCACGTAATGCGCGCCGCTCGACGTGGTGACGGGGGCACTGCCCTGGGCCGCGGTCGTTTCCCCAGCGGCCGTGACGAACGTCTGGGCGTAATAGTGCGCGCCGGGATCGACGGATCCGCCCGCCGTCACCGCCCCGGGCACGGGCGCCGTCGCGGGCGCGACGACGGGCCCCACGGTGATCGCCGCGATCGGGCTGGGCAACGACTGCCCCGCCGCCGTCACGAACGTCAGCGCGTATTGATGCACGCCCGACTCAATCCCCGCCCCATCGGCGAGCGCGAGCCCCAGGGCCGCACTCGGCGCCGCGCCGGGGCCGACGAGGCCGCCCCCGCCGCCGAGCTGCACGCCCGTATACGTCAGCACGCGCGACGCCGCGCCCTCGGGCGTGATCCCCGCAATCGCCTGCCCGCCGGCCGGATTGAACATTTCGCCGTTCTCGAGCGGCACGAGATCCGTGGCGGCCGCGATCGATGTGCTGATCCGCGTGCTCGCGCCCTTGCCATACACGCGCGTCCGCACTTGCGACTTGTCGATCGCCCAGGTGATCGCGGGATCGTGCAGGAAGCGGCCCGGCGTATCGTCGATCGGATCCGGGGATGGGCCCGGCGGCGTCACGAACAGGTAGAGCGTCTTATTCTCAAAATACCAGTAGCCGCCGACGAGCTTCGCGAGCGCCGTCAGGCAGCCTTTCATGCCGCCTTCCGAGCCGTCAAAGTTGATCGACACCGTCGGCAGATTCGCTTCCACGCCCGCACTGGAAAACCCCGGCGCATACGTGGCAATCAGATCCTGCGCGATCGTCGACGCCGACACGTTGACATACGGGCGCAAGGGGCGCTTGCGATTCGCGCGGGCCGTATCGTCGATCGCGGTGACCGGATGGATCACCGTGGCCGGCCGGCCCTTGTAGGTGCGCTCGACGGTTTGCAGCTCGCCGTTAAAGAGCAGTTGCGGCGCGTTGCTGTTCACCCACACCTCGATCGGCAGGCCCACATTCGGGGCGCCGCCGTAGAGCGTGAGCGCGCACGTGTTCGGCGCATCGAAGACAATGTCGCGAATCGTCAGCGACTTGTAGAGCGCCCGCATGGACGACGCAGGGTTCGTGACATCGACGCCGCCGATCAGGATCCAGACATGCGAGGGCCGCACCGCCGCCTGCGCCGCCGTCAGATAGTTCAGGCGAAAGTTATTCAGGCGGGCCGTGCCGAGAACGGCGGGCTGGAGCGGCATCAGTTCACCAGCGAGCCACGCTGAATCTGATCGGCGATCGTGTCACCCACGCGCCGCGCGATCCCGCTTTCGGTGTCGACGATGTTGAACGTATTGGTGATCGGCGCGCGTTGCGCGAGGCCCATCGAGAGCGCCCACGAGAGGAAATCTTTTTGCGGCGTCATCGTGAATGCGCCGCCGAGCGCGCCGCCGCTGGGATTCTTGCGCAGAAATTCGGCAAAGACCGCCTCGAAACCGCCCTGATACGTCACGGTCCCCGTGTTGATCCCCACGGGCGCGTTCCCCGGTGACTTCTGATCCATGCCAGGCGCGACTTTCACGGCCGCCGTGACGGCCGCGCTCGTCGCTTGCGCTTGCGCCGTCACCGCCTGCAACGACGGGATCACTTCGCTATCGATCACTTCCGACGTGAAGCGCCATTCATTGTTCCATTCGCGCGTGTCGGCGACGTTCGTTTTAATCCACTGGTCGAGCGTGCCGAGCTGCGGCTCCGTCGCGGCCATCGTTTCAAGGTTCAGCTGCATCTGACGATCGACCGCCGCGACTTGCGTGCTGGAAATCCCGAGCGCGAGCGCGACTTTATCTTGCGAGAGGCCGTAATTGAGGGCGGCCATCGTCGCCGCGGTGACCGTTGGCGTCAGTGTCGCCAGTGTTTTCTGCCAGCCGCCCGAGGCTTCGGTCAGTTCCAATTGCGCTTGGCGGATCGCTTCATAGCGCGGGCGCGCTTCATCGGCCCACGCTTTTTGCGCCTTCGTGCTGGCGTCGAGCGTGCGCGTGTAGTGTTCGATCGCCTCTTTACTGATCCCGTAATGCGTCGCGAGCTGCTGCACCGTCGAACTATGGTTTTTTAGTTCGGCGGTGATCTGCGGCATGTCCGCTTTGTGTGCGGTGATCTCCCGGTTCCAGTCGGCGACGCGCTGCGCGCCCGTGTTGAAACTCTCAGCGACTTCCTTGTTGTGTTGCTTGATGATCTGCATTGCCTGATCGAAGTCTTTGATCTCCCGGCCGGCAATCTGCGTGGCGCGCATCAGCACGTCCAGCCGCGCGCCCGTGCGCTGCGCGACATCATCCCAGCCTATCGCCGTCGCAGTCGTATCGGCAATCGCCTGGCTGAGTCCCGTCCACTGGTCGATCCATGTTCCGATCTGCCAGCCAGCCGCGAAGGCCGCCATCGACGAGGCCGCGATCCCCCAGTTACTCATCTCGCTCGTGGACTTGCCGAGCACGCCGCTAAATTCACGCAGGGCTTGAATCTGGGGGCCGATGCGGATCCCAAAGAGGCCGAGTGTTTTATCGACCGTGCTGAGCCCTTCGCTAAACTCGCCGACAGCGCCACTGGTGTGCGTAGACGCGCCTTCCAGTTCCTTCAACTTCACGACCGACTTGTCGATCTCGAAATGGAAATCGCTAAAGTCCGCCGTCATCACGCCAGACAGTTGCGCCATTAGACCAGCGCCTCCTGGTCGCCCTGCCGCGCCAGCACATCCTCGACGAGCACTTCATACACGGCCCGCGGCAGCGCGCGTATGTCGTCGTAACTCATGCCCATGATCTTGCACAGCGCGAGCGTGGTTCTCATGCGGTCACGGGTGCGGGGATCGTTTTTTTTTCCTCGACCGCGCGCCGATTCGCGCGCAAGTGTGGGGCGAGGGCTTCCACGATCTCGTCCATCGTCGCCGTGTCGAGATTGCGCAACGTCGCGCGCCGCTCGTCGAGCGATTGCATGGGGCTGTAGGGGATCGGTTCGTTCCCGGTCCCCACGAACGACCAGCCGACGAGATACGCGAGGATGACCGGCAGCGTGCGCGGGGGCGGTTCGGCTTCGAGATCCAGCCCTTCGCCCGCGTTCAATTCTTTTTTGACGGTGATGAAGTCACCCTCGGAGAGCGGCAACCGCACCGACTCCGGCGTAACCATGCGACAGCGGCCCATGCACTCGCCTCCTACTGTTCCGGGGATCCCAAGCGCGCCCAGAGGTTCGTGTCGCCGATCGAGATTTCCTGCACCGGCCACGCCCAATACCCGCCCGCCCGCGGCGCCGTGAACAAGAGCGGCGCCTGGCGCGCTTGGAATTTATCCACGCGGGCGATCGTCGCCGTCAGCGTCCACACGGGATCGGCTTGCGAGCGGGCCACGCGCCACGATCGCAGCTCCACAGCGACGCGGTCGTGCCAGAGAATAGCCCCCGCGCCGCCCGTGACCGTCAGCGAATCGAACACGCGCGTTTATGCGTGAATACCCGCGACCCACGCCGTCCCGTTCCAATTACACTTGCTCGTGTCGCCGAGCAGCATGTATTGGCCCGCCACCCAGTTCGTCGCCGGCAACGCGGTCACGCCCGTCATCGCGGCGAGGTTCGCCTTCGCGGCGGCGCCGGCTGGCGTAAAGAAGCCCGGGGCCCCGGCGGTGGCGCCCGTCGCGGTCACGACCGGCTTCATCGCGAACGCGCCGGCCGCCTTCCAGGTGCCGGAGATTTTGGGGGCTTGCAGACTGGCGTCAATGCTCGCGTCCATGTAGGCGAGGCCCGACCAGGCGTAGGTCGGCTCCGTGCTGTTCGGCACGAGTTCGAGCAGCCCGGGCGTCGTCGCCTCGGCCGCTTTGAAGAGCGCGAGTTCTTGCGAGTTCCAGAAGCCGCCGAGCGTCCCGGAACAATCCCGGAGCCCCGGCACATACACCCGATTGGCGTCGCCGAAACAGCTGACGTCCTCCATCTCGGTCTTGAAATCGCCGGTCCAGGCGTTCAACGAGATGATCGGCACGGCGGTGACGCCCGCCTGATCCCACTTCACTTGCCCATAGCGCCCCGTTAAAATCGCCATCCTGCACGCCCTTTCGTTGGTTGTGTCGCGGTCATCGCTTAGGCATCGAGCGTGGCGATGAGCCCCGTGGATCGGATCAGTTCGGCCAGCTTCAGATACATCGCGCGGCGATAGCGGATCATCGCGGGAATGAACACCTCCGGCGGCCGCCCCTTCCGGGAAAACATGATGCCGCGCTTCGCCTTCTGCTTCGTTTCGCGGGGCCGCGTGAGTTCGTCGGCGTGCTCGAACCACCAGCCGTGCGGGGCACTACTGCGCACTTGCGCCGCCACGCTATACGGCCCGATCTCCTGCACCCGCACCTTCACGCCCTTTTTCAGCTTGCCTGTCGGCCCCTGGGGATACGCGGCGACGATCTCGGCTTGTGCGCCATAGGCCGCCTCGATCACGATCCCCGTCGCCTGGCCCTTCAGTTCCGCCGGCAGCCTGCCGAGCGCGTCCTTCAATTCGGCGATCCCCTGAATTGTGAGCGCGGCTTGGATCGGCATCACATCACCAGCGGGACGGCGTGGCAGGCCAGCTCGATGCCCCGCATATCGACATTTTCGACACTCGTGATCGCGAAGGTCTGACTCCCGAAGACCATGCGCGTCTTCGTCGTGATGCCCGGGTGAAAATCGCCGCGCACGAGATACGACGCGGAACTGATCGGCGTGCCCGCCACGGGCTCGATGAAGACGCCGATGTCATCCCCGGAGAGTTGCGACAGGCTCACGCACCACGTCGCCGGGTCCAGATCGATCCACGTGCCCGCCGGCCCCGGGTTTTGCAACGTGACGACGTGCCGCCAATCCCCGCGCGCCATCAGGCCACCGTGGGATCGCGATACGCTGCGAGTAGCGCGTAGATCTTCGGCCAGACGTCCGGCTGCGAGCCGTCGCCCCGGTCCTCATACAAGAACGCCGTCAGCATGTGGATCGCATGCGTGACGGCCGCCGGCGCCGTCGTCGCATCCCAGGCGGGATCGACGGCACTGGCGAGATACGACAGGATCGCTTCCTGCGCCGTCGCGAGCTTCTGCGCAATGTCGGCATCGTGCGCGGTGCCGGTGATCCGCAGATGCACCTTCGCCTGATCGACCGTCCAGAGCGCCGGCAGCGTCACGCGCGAGAATTCGAGCGTCACGCGGGCACCTCTTCGTCATCCGGTGCGGGCGTGTTACTCGGTTCGGCCGGCACGGTCGGCGGTTCCCGTTTCGCTAAGGTCGACAACGGCCAATCCTGCTGCTGCCGATACGGCGTTTCGCCGCCTGGCACCGGCCCGAGGCCGAACCATTCCGAGCGCGCTTCGTTCGGCGACAACACGCCCGCACTCGTCGCGGCTTGCGCGGCTTGCACGCGGGTCAGCGTGTCCATCCAAATCAGCAACGTGTCGTCGAATTCGAGTGTGAGATAGGACGGCAGATCGAGCCCTTCGCCCAGGCACGTGGCGATCGACACCAGGTGCGGCTCGAGGCACTGCGACTTATATTGGAGCTGCGAGGCTTCCGCGTTCGCGTAGGGCGGCTGCTTGCTGCTGTTCAGGATGCTGATCGGCATGCCCAACACTTCACAGACTTTCTCTTCTGTCCAGCCGAGCTGCTCAATCACCGCCGCATCGACCGCCGAGGTCGACACGGACTCATACTTCATCCCGAGCTCAGCGATGAGGATCTCGCCGCTCTTGAAGTTCGCCGCGTCGGTTTTCAAGCGCGCGGCCGACAGGGGATCCAGTTTCGTCGGCGCGATCAAGACGCCCGAGGGCCGCGCGCCCTTCGCAAAAAACGTCGTGCTGTTATCCGAGATCGCTTTCGCTTGCGCGATCGCGCCGGAGAGGGCCGACAGCGGCGAGATCCCGCAGAGGGAATGGTAGAGACAGTTCCAGCGATCGTGAATCAGTTCGCGTGCGGGAATCACGAGCGGCTGCGTGTTCTCCGGCAGCCCCGCCAGGTCGTTGCTTTGGAGTTCGTAGTAGACGCTGCCATCGGGCGCCGTCAACACCTTCACGCGCCCGGGATCGAGCCGGTGTAGTTCGTTCACGACGCCGCGCTCGTCGCGATGTTTCAGGAGATAGGCGTTCCCCCACAGCAGCTTGTCGAGCACCCATTGCTCGATAAACTGCTGCGCCGTCTGATAGTGATTCGGACGGCGCAACACGGGGGAATACGCAGGATTGCTCGTTTCAGACCAGAAGCCATTGCGATCGCGTTCGAGGAGCAGCGGCGGCGCGATCTTACTAATGTCCTGGCTGATACGCGAGACGGCCCCGAACACGGACGGGTTCCCCAGCGCGGATTCGGTCGTGAGTGGATCATTGTTTTGCCACGCGCCCATGTAGGGCTCGCGCACCACGGGATACCACGATCCACTCCCGCCGCCGGCCAGCGTCAACATGGACGCCAGCCGCGATCGCATCGTCGCGAGCACGCCCACGGCTTACCCGCCGCGCTTCGCTTTCCCGTTCGCGGTCGTCGCCTCGGGCTCGTCCTCGCCGAATAGCACGCCCGACGGCGCCGGCCAGGCGGC